TTGACATTTAAACCTTCTTCCATTGAGAGAATCTAATTCGCGCTTCTGGACCGGAGTATGTGTGTGAGTCTATCAGTCTTTTTACTTCGGTTGGTGTTCTACCTCGCAACACCATATCATTTACATCCTTACCAGTAACGCTATTAGGCCATATGCAAACTGTCTTACCAGTATTTATTAATTTTTGATATTGCTGAACAACGTGTTTGTTTCTCGGTTCGTTGTCCAGAACATAAATCAATTTGCTACTGGAGAACAAATTTGAATCAATTTCATGATTCATTCCCAGAATTGCAACTGAATTTGGAATGAACAATGAATCAATCGGTCCTTCCATAACATAAACAACCGATTTAAAATCTACTCTCTCGGAACCAAAACACAATTTTACATCTTCATCGAATTTAATTGTAACATACCTAACCGCATTATTGTCCAATGCTCTACCCTGAAATCCAACGAGTTCATGTTGTTCGTTGAATATTGGAATAATCAGTCTTGGTTCTTCACCGACATCCTTTTGAATATGCTTATGCACAAACTCGGCAAAGTTTTCCGCATAATACAAACTATTCCAATGTTCTTGTGGTATCTTTCTGGAAGTCACGTATGTTCTACAAATGTGCGCTCTGTCCAATTCTTCGACAGTTGGCAAATTAATTTTGTCAAACTTTGGTGCATCCATCTTAATTTTTGGTTTTTCATAATTTGAATACCCAGTTTCTCCCGTTTTCCAACGCTCCAAAGAGTACTGTTTGCTCAATGCAGGGGAAACTGTTTCCAAAAATCTGTAAACACTAGTAGATGCACCGCAATTATGACAACGATAGAACATATCATTGTTTTTAGAATAAAAGTACCCTCTTGCCTTTGTCTTATTTGTTTTAGAATCACCACAAATAGGACAACGACAGTTAGCCAAAGTGTCACCCTTCCACTTGAACATTTCAAGCATAGGGGAAACAAGATTGATGTACTTTTTATCTACTATTAATGACATTACTTGATATCAAATGTGCGGTTTGCCCATTCTTCCCACTCAGGAAGATCTTCATCTCGAATTGCCGGTAAAGCGGCAAGTCTTTCTTCGAATGTGCGAGTATCGTTTTCACCGATATATTGTAATTGCTCGTATTCAGGCATCGTTTGCTTCCTCAAATTGCCAATCTTTTGCTTTGTTGCCAAAGCCCTTTCGCTTAAACTTATTTGTAAAACCGTTACTCTTTGTTGCTACCTCGTCCTCTGCACCTATACCAACCAAACCTTCCTGTGCAGATTCTTCAACAGTATACAACTTCATCTTGGAACGGTTGATACCAAGAATGAATTTCCGATTGGATGCCAAGTCATTGTAACGATTCTTCAATTGCTTTACCATAACCTGATCCATTTTATCAAGATCTTCGGTTCGGATCAAAGCAAACATAAAGTCTGCTGTTTGTGGCAAACCGAAGGACTCTGAAGTATTTTCCAAACCAAGATCTGTATTGGTGTAACCATCTCTGTTTGTTTGAGTAGCAGTAAAAACAGGAACATTGTATTCTACTGCAAGTCCACGCAACTCTTCTGCAATACCCTTGACATAAGTGTAAGAGTTAACCATTGCGGCTTTAAAACGACTTGATGCACAGATGTTTAGATAATCGACAAAGATGATGTCTGGAATGAATTTCTTCTTTAGTTTGAGTTCTTCCAGAAGATGACGGAAGTGATTGACATTAGAAGATCCGGTTGGATATTCCTTTACAATCAATTTACCACTCACACCACGAGTTGCATTGAACAATTTCTTTGCATACATTTCCTTTGGAAGTTGCTTAAGATCATCCAAAGTAATATCCATGATATTTGCGTCAATACGTTCTGCAATCCGCTCTTCTGCCATTTCGCATGTAATGTAAAGAACGTTTTTGTTTTGCATCAGGCAATTTGCTGCATGGTGGCACAAGAACAAAGATTTACCAACACCAGTGCCAGCAATTACTACATTCAAAGTCTTTTGTGGTGTGCCGCTGTTTGTAATTTGATTCATGTATTCCAGATCAAAAGGAATACGTTGCTCTACCGTGTGATAGAACTCATATCGCTTTTCCGCATCACGGAGATAATCATGTCCAATGTTATTATCAAAAGAAACAGCCAACGCATCCGACAAAATAGACGGAAGTGCGTTGACTGATTTATCTTTGGACTTGCCTTCGATGATGTGAACCGACTCTAGAATGGCATTGAAGATTGCTTTATCTTTGCAAAACTTCTCGGTTTGATCTACAAGCCAGTTTTCATCTTGCTTTGTAGAGGTATCAAATTCACCAATCTTCTTGTGAATCACATCAAACTCGTTCTGCATAATGTCAGAACGTGCTTCTACACCAAGTTTTAGTGCATCTACCGTTGGTAGTGCATTGTAATCCGTAAAGAAAGATTGAATAGCCCTGAAAATGGCTTTGTCGGTTCTTTCTTGGAAATACTCTTCTTTTATGAAAGGCAGTACTCGTCTAACATATGGCTCATTAGAGAGTAAGTTTTCAAAAATTAATTTTTCTATACTCATTCATCAGACTCATTGTTGTCCTCTGAAGCAGTCTCCTCGCCGGCAGACTGCATGCCGTATTTAAACTCTGAAGCGGCTGCTTCTTCGAGTCTCTTCATCACATCGTCTGTAAAGAACTTTTCTGGATTTTCTCGAATGTTCTTTTCAAATGCGGTCTTTCCATCAGGCAACTCAATGCGAGTGGAAACCTTCTTGAAGATTCCGTACTTGAGTGCAAGATCCACCAATCCATAGTATCTATCTAACCCACTATCATACTTAAGAAGAACATCTACCATTTTATTTTCTTTGGTAATTCTTCCCTTGTAGAGTTTGCAGTGTATCACATTTCCAACTACGGCACCATCACTATCCTTCTCTTTTCTCTTGGAGAGATATACAATGGTTGTGGCTGCATACTTAAGACCAGAACCACCACCCATTTCCTTTGTAGGAAACATTGAACCAACAACATCATATGTGTGATTGGTCATGATTAGTGGAACATTCGCCTTACCCAACTTCAAAGTAAGAACTCGGAAAGTGGCTTTAATCACCTGTGCGCGAGTCATGTCTTTTGTGGTCTTACCTTCGGCAGTATCTACCATTTCTTTATTTGTAGACAACATACCAAGAGAGTCCAGAACAATCATCATTGGCTTCTTGTCCTTCTCGGGAAGAGCCAAATATGAGTCTAGGATTGTGACTGCTTGGTGACGGAACTCTTCAACCGTATTTACGGGGAACACAGCAACCCTAGAAGAGTCTACACCACGTTCCTTGAACATCTGACTTGTGACTGCTTGCTCTGTATCAAAATACAGCACAGCGCCATCTGGACGATCCTTGAGGAACTGACTTACAATTCCAAGAGTGAAATATGTCTTGCCAGTTGCACTCTCGCCTGCAAGAGCCATGATTTTATTGTCAGGCATACCACCATGAAGAGAACCAGAGAGTAAAGCGTTAAAAGCGTAACTGCCAGTATCAACGAACCCCTTGATATCGCTGCCTTCAATTCCTTCGTCCACGATTGAAGCAAACTCATTTTTGGATTCCTTAATGATGTTTTTCAAAAAACTCATAATTATTTATCTCCTTTTAGTTCTTTAATGGCGTATTCCAAATCATAAATTTTGTTGTTGAATTGTTCTATTTGAGAAAGAGTCATTTTCTTGAGATCCATTCGCAAAGTCAAGCGAAGATCTTCAAGTTTTTCCAACAAACAATTCAAAATAATATCAACTGCGTCTTTTTTCATACAAATAGACTTTCCAAACTGCTCTCCTGTTTAATCTTCCAATTTATGGTATTCAGAATAATCTTGAGAGGTTCGACAAAACTTTTTTCGAACTGGGAAGTATAGTCTATAAACCGATGCAAATCAAGTTCTTTTGGTAAAGTATTAATGAATGAAATAATATCTTCACCGATTGAATTTGGTTCTTTCAAGTAAACATACTTGATTTTTTCCCCGTCTTTGATTAATTCGTATTTCTTTGTGAGTTTGTTCGTTTTTAAATAATGATTATACAACAAAGAGCCGCGAACATGGATAGGTGTAGACTTTCGATATATTCGTGAAGAATCTGCATACTCCGTCAACCCATTGCAACCCCGTGGAAATGCAACAACTTCTGGTGGTTGACTGTTGAAATTTGCTTGGAACTCCTCGACAAATTTACGGAGATCCTGCTCCGTGCCATTCATAATTATCTCAATCGCCTTTGTCAGTCCCTCGCGCACAACTTGGGGAGTAGACGAACGGGTAGTTTCAATACCCATGATCTTCATTTCGGGTTTGTCTAGAAGAACATTGTCTTCACCCATGTAGACATTCAACATATAACGCTTCTTTGCAGTCCAAATTCCTTTGTTGGAAATAGATTCCCGCTTCATATGCATTTTTTGAGCATATGCGTTCATGTTCTTGGCAAGTTCGTCATACTTACTTTCAATAAATGGATCTATAATTTCTTTGCACGCTTTGTCCAAAAACTTGACGATCTTTTTGTTGTCTGCATTTGGAATAGTTTTTTGGACAAGTTTATCCAGACAAAGATAAACGGAATCTGTGTCCGCTGCAATCACAAAATCAACATCCTTTGTGCCGATTGTTTTGTTTAAGAACTTATTCAGTTCTCGCTCAATGTATTGAATTGATAATTGACCAGAAATTGTGATTGCTTCTGCCAAATCAAGATCATAGTACCGAAAATACTGATTACCAATAGCACC